GTAGGAACTATAGCACCTTTCCCTATTGCTGGATATGCATGTTCCATCCATCCTCTCTTGCGCCATCTTTTGGCATTTAACTCATACACATTGCCTTTAGGTGGACAATCTTTGATTTTTTTTTGAATTTCTTCCTCTTCTTCCCTTAATTCATCTCTTGATTTTTGAGCCGCAATGTGGTCTTTGTCAGTTTGCCATTTTTTTTCAATTTTGTTTATTTTATCGTCTAAGGTTTTTTTCTTCTTTAAAAGTTCTTTTGGTATATCTTTTTCATCTTCATATACGTCATTTGCTATTTGAGATTGCTTTGTCCCCCTTCCGCCTAAGAACGGTCCACCTCCTTGTGATGGATAAGAACACATTGCTATATCATAATATCCATTATCAAATTTAATGCAGTCCATAGCTACTCTATATGAATTTGGCTGAACTAGGACATCTGACTCTACGCTAAAAAAAGATTTAGCGTTATTCTTTCTTGCTTCAGTAAACGCACATGACTGAAGTTGAGCTATTAATAATTGAGCATCTTCTTTGTAATTTTTTACTTCTTTATCATTTACCGCAATCGGCATAAGCTTGAAAATCCATCCTTTTGGTAATACACTTTCTATATATTTTCGCGCACAATCTTTTGTGTTTTCTTCTTCATCGCAAACAAAGAGGAAGACACCTTTCTTTATGCCTGAATCTACGATAGAGGCTGCGATTCTTCTTCCGAAATTTGGGAGCGCGTATGTATAACGCTCTGTTGCATATGTAGCTATATAGTGTTTATTGCCCATTCCATGTGGCTTTTGAAACTACATTGAATAAAGATTCATAGTAAGCGCTGATATTTCCCGTTTGGGGCATCTCGGCCATCGACACTACAAAGGTGACTCTTTCTCCGTCTTCATTCTCCTTTGTTTCTGTTTGGGCTGGCTTTCCTCTTTTTGTTATTACTCCGTCTTGAAATCTCATTCCTTCTATAAAATACTCAGGATTATTAGATAATATATTAGAATCTGTAAAGGTATTTCTTTTTTTCTGGAAAGGGTTATAAATTACAGAAAAAGGTGTACCAGCTCCTAATTTTGTACTGCCTAGTGGTTCATTTATAGAACTAAATGGATTTGCTGCGAAAAAAGTTTGGGCTGTACCAATATACGTATGTAAGCCTAAGGAGAGTTTTGTTTTTGAGGAATCAAATGAACCATTGGAGTTTTCTACATAAGATGTAATATCTAAGTCACTTTTATAATAATTACCTATATATCCAGAAAAAGGGCTTCCATCGTAACCAATTCCACCAACTCCAATAGGTGCTACTAGAAGAGCATCTTTTGCGTTAAATCTATAATTATAATCATCATGCCATTTATTGTAGTAGAAAGAATTTCCGTGGTCTGGTGGTGCATGATAATTAATAATTCCGCCTCCCCACCAATCGACTCTCTGTAATTTAAGGGATTTGAGGTATTCACGGGGGGCATCAAGAATACCTTTATAGTGATAATCTGCAACTTTTAGACCATGATACGCACCTCTGTCTACATCATCAACTTCTAGCCATGATGAAGAATTTGTTGAATGATACCTCCAATCGTAATTATTTATATTACCAATATGTCTATAATCAGCTATATTAAATGATTCATGGCCGTGGGAATTTACACCGCTTCCAGAATGGTATGCACCATTTTGTGTTAACGGGCCATACCAAGAGCTATCTAATACTTCTATAGCTTTAGGTTTTTTGGCTTCTTTCCAATTTGAGTCGTCATAATCAGTTATTGCATAAGTTGATGCATTTGGGGGTCTATTGTAATCAAGTCCTAAATTATGTTCAATTATTCTATTATGACTACTTACATAACTAGTTTTATTGGAGTCCTCAGGGTCGGATGTCTTGACAATATCGGTATATGAAAAACTCCAAAATTCCTTAGCAGTTTCGGGGTTAGTGAAATTAGCTACTGGTAAACCAAAACTTTGTAAATGATGGGTTTCTGTAGTCCTTTTTCTCCTGCCAGCAATTGTGAGATATTTGGTGCGTGTTGTCACAAATTTGTAATTTCGGACACTAACATCAATGTCTCCAATAGCTAAAGCCTGATTGTCCCTATAGGCTTGCGCTCCTATGTTATTATCTACCCTAGTGTCACCAAATATATTATGTACGGGCCATCGCTCTCCTTGCACTGCCTTAAAATAATCCGCATTTGTACCCCTATTGGAACCTTGAATGAAATTACTTCCAAATTTCCTAGGCAAGACTTTACCTATATTAGTAGCTTGTAAGTAAATGTCACCTAGAACAGTAACTTCGTTTGGTTGATAATACGCCCAATCCCTAGATGGTGAAGCGCTAACACCATGCTTAAATGAGCTGCGCCTGGATTTGTCTCCAAGTTCTGTGTATGTAGTTTTACTTCCTACCTCAAATGCCGTGTATCCAGCATTTACTGGATAGGTCGCAGATTGATTTCTGAATCCTCCACCAAGGGGTGTCCAGCCTTCTATGTTAAGTTTTGTGTAGGAAAGATGGTTTTCGACTTGTGGATATTGTATAGCTCCATATGAATTTCCTATATTTATTTTGGCTGGGGATGGGATTAACCAATTAACTGTAACTTGTTTAGTTTTATACAAACTAAATCTAGCATGCCAATCGGAAGAAAATGTATAAGGAGCTTCTACTATTTCTTGTGATTCCTGATAAAGATAACTGAGATTGGCTTTTTGATTAACAGGTTCAATTATTTGATAGCGCTTAAAATTTGCACCACTCCATTTCCCAACATCCCAATTTTTAACATTTAAAGTTTTCTTTTTAAATAATGGGTATTCAGTTTCGCCAAAATTATACGGCAACCTGTAATCTTTACCAAAAGTTGACCAAGATAGAGTTTTAGATTTATTTGGTACATGGTAAGCCCTACCAAGCCAATTCTGACTTGGCGGTATTTCATTTATTACAACTGTTTTAGCTTTAGTGAAAGAGTGATTTCCTGCATAAGAAGCCGCGGCTGTATTAAATATGACAAAATCTTTATCATCACATATTATTGTGGTCAGGATATTTTCGAAGGGGAATCTAGCTGTCTTGAAAGTTCGGGTATCATTGTAATAGATGCGAGGGGCATCATCACTGATTTCTGTATAATGATTACTAACGCTCGTATACATTTCTTCATGCGTTAATATTCGATTAAATGTAGTGAATGGCCTTGTTGATGTATTTAAAAATGTACTTAAGTCTGAAACTTTTCCTGATAAATCTGTGCTATATATAATTTCTGGAACTGTGAAAGTTTCCGCTTTTGATGTAATTCTTTTAGAAAACCAAGGAACGAAATTATCTTCGTGGGCAGGATAATAAGTAATATAAGGAGGATAATTATTTACTTCCTTCCCTTTCGTGTATCCATTACTATCTTCACTAACAGTATGCCATGAGTCAGACCACTTGTCTGTACTATGATGACCTTTTATGTTCCATAATTCTGTGGTTGAACCTGCACCACCACCTTCTAACTCGTATTTAAACGTTTTACAACCGTTTGCAGTATTTCTCGGAGAATGAAATCGGTCTCCAAATCCATCGGAATACTTATCTTCACTCTCAACACTTACGGCATGTTCGTCAGGATGTCCACCAAGAGTACTAGTTGCTTTCACAGTGAGGAAACTCTTATAGGTCGCAGCATTATCAGTAGTTTGCTTGTCTGTACATGAACAAAATGTATATGGATTGCCGAGAAAGTTATTAGCCACCTGTGCAACACAATCGTCTATGTTTCTTGTCTCAGCGAAATGCGAGGAGAATGAATAGGTTTCACTTGCTGTGACGGTGTAAGTCTGGTTTCTTTCACCAACGCATGATAATTTTACACCCACTACTGTATGCTCCAATAATAAAAGGTTCTTGAATCGGCAGAACTACTTTCAACGTATGCAATTTCTGGTCTCATTGATATACCATCGCAGTAATTGGAATTAATTTCTTTTGCAATTAAGCGACCTATAAAAATTTCCACTGTGGTTGGGGGCGCTCCTTCTGCGTATTGTGCTGTTAATGGCTTAACGCTGTCTGCTAACGTATATTCCATTGTTAGAATACCTGTATTTCCAGTTGTTATATCTAGGTAAAGAAATTTTTCATCATCGGCTTTAATTTTACCTATGTTATCAAAATTTGTTGGGAATAATCCATTTACTGAACCACCTTTTGCGTATAATGTACATAAGGGTTCATCATCATCCGTACAATCTTTAGTTCCAAATTTAAATGTACATTCTCCTATTCCTTCTGTGGATTCAGGAACTGCCGCTGCCTCAATTGTTACTGTGTTTTCATCGGATGAAACTAAAACATTAGGACCTGCGACAAATTCAGGAACTGTCGGAAGAGACTCAACCCAATCAACTACAGAATTTATAGCTTCACCAATTTCAGGAAAAGCTGGAATATTAAATTTAGGACCTTTCGATTTCATTTCTCATATATATCTGAGTCCCAGCCGTTTTTACCGCTTAATCTATAATTTTTGGTTACTATACAACCTTGGCCATATGCTTGCCATGATACTGATGTGACAAGGAAATCTCTTTGTCCTCTTGCTAAATTACGTGCTTTTTGCGCTCCCCCACTTGAGCCGCGCGGTGATTGCACTTTTCCGATTGATTTTAAATCGTCAAATGTAGCAAATGCATATTCTATTTTTTCCGTAACTACATAATTTGGGCTAAGATAACTTTTAACACCAGCAAATTCATTTAGTAAATCTCCTACGTATAACTCAAATTTATCAAAGGTTTCATCATCTCTAAATATTGCTCCATTTTTGGGTTCATCTTTATCTCCTCCAAAGTCGCAAAATTCTGGATGTGAGTCAATCGGGTCTGTGTTTGTAGATGATTGAATTGTTATAGTGGAATATTCATTATTCCAAAATCCTTTATAATTAATGCTAACACTTTCAAAGCCTCCTTCTAGAGTTGTTACTTCCGCTGAGTCAAAAAAGCAATAATCGTATGGACTGTGCGTGCCACCAGTGAATCCTTGAGCAAATGATACACCTTCGCCTGCATTTACTATATATTTATCCTTGGGCTGTACTTTATTGTCCGACATCGAAAAACTACTTCCTATAGTTCTGTCATTACTTAACTGACCAAGAATCTGTATGCCTCCTGCACCTCCAGCTACACTAATACCAGCAATAAAACTACCAATTTCAATATATGTAAAATTAACTAGAAAGAAATCTTTGCCGTTAACCATATTGAATTTAATTGTATCACCAACTTTTAATATTTTTTTCTGAGGGCCGTCTGCGTCAAATATTACTGAATTATCTTTGTTTATTATTATTTTAACATATCTGCGTTTAGCAAATGTAACTTCATTGTGTGTTGGCTCAAAAAAAGATATTACGCATTCTCCGTTCTCATCACCTACTATTTTAAACTGACCTTGCGCACTACTAAAGCTAGTAAAATCTTTACTGCCAGTAATCTGCTCATATGTATTATCTGGAGCTTCCCCTGCGTTGCATGTTAATACGGGATTTACTTCTTGCTCGCTAATACTACCACCAGCACTACATAACCAATCTCCAACTGGGCTACTAGAGCCTGCATTTGGGTTTACATATTCTCCCTGAAGATATACTCCCCTTCTTGTGTAATCTATTAATAAATTCGGTATATAAAAACCAAGTGAATTACCTTCATTGTCACTATACTGTTGTATTTGTTTTTGCTCCGCTATTGGAGAGTCTATAGTGCCTTTATGTGTTAGTCTCCAACAGCAACTAAGGCTATCATAATAAATCCATAAGTGACTTATCTGCTTCGTTGACCAAGATGCATTTCTATAAGCTAACCGACCATTTAATTTATATGTTCCACCATTTGGTGTTTTTGATGTAAAAGTTGTCTGGAAATGGCTAATTCCAATTAAGTGACATTTTTCTGGGCCAGAATAATCTTCTGCTAACTGCGTACATGGCTGACTTACATCAGATGTTCGCTCAATTACCGCAGGAAACTCATCCTCTGGATTGAATGGAGGTAATGTAGTGGTAGTAGTTGTTGTAGTAGTTCCTCCTCCACCTCCTCCATAGTCTTCTTCCTCACTCATTAATCGTAAATATCCTTATTCCACTCTCGCCTACCACTGAGTCTCCATTTTGTTGTCTCTCTTACACCATTTCCGAATGGTTGCTCATCAACACCAATAACAAGCCAATTTCTTTTGCCTATTTTGGGAGGTCTTAAACTATTAAGACCTGCTGGCGCGTGTGGGTCTGGGGAAATTGATATTGTGCCTATTTCCTCAGTGTTATTACTTGGGGAGCCTAATTCTGCAACTAGTTCATATGTCATACTTGGAGCTAAATAAGACTTAATTCCAGCTTTATTATTATTTCTTGGTCTAGGGCAAGAAGGATGAACCTTAAATGCTTTAAATGTCCCATCATCATTAAATATTGCTTCGTTTTTAGGTTCATCTTTATCTCCTGCAAATTTTTCAAATTCTGGATGCGTATCAATTGGCTCGGTTGTTGTGGATGCGCTTACTTTTGCTATTTTATTTTTAGCATTTCTTGGTATTCCTTGGTAAACAAGCGTAACTTCATGGAAGGGGCCGTTAGTATTACAAGAAGCATTTACGCATTTTAGGTGAGAATGATTATCGTCATCTCCACCAAAATGACCAGTTGCCCAATCTTGAGCTTCATTAATACTATAAGATTCTCCTGATAATAAATATTTATACTGAGCATAAATGACACCAGTATTGTTTAACTTTGTAGTGCTTCCTACAGTTTCAAAATTAGTTTCACCTATATGTTTTATTACTGATGTCATATTAAGCTACGCCTCCGCCTGCGGGTACTACTACTACACCTCCTGCATTTTTTAATGAGCTTGTGTTTGTGGCTATAATATCAAGCATTTTTTCCATTGTTTTAGTTTTTACACCTTGTTGCTGTGCTTGAGCTAATATAGCAGGCGCAACTCCAATTGCTCCACCTTGATTAAATCCAATCTTTCCTCTAGCTGCAATTATGGCTTGCTTTGCCATAGGGTCACCTCCGAACATATTTGCTCTAACTCCTACTGCACCAGCCATCGCTCCGCCAGCACCTCCTGCTTCCTGTCCTTCTGGTGCAAAATTTCTTTTTTCAGCTATTTTTCCAAAACCATCTAATACGCCTTGAGCTTGTTGCCTGAGTTCGGCTTTTTTCTGCGGGTCTTTTGTTGCTCTTGCGGCTTGAACTAACTTAGTGAACTCAGCATTCATTGCCTGCTTTTCGTCCTTCGTAAGCTTTTTTTCCATTTGAGCTAAAGCATCTTTTTTTCCTTCAAATCCCTCAGGTGTTTCTAAGACTTTAAGCATGCTAACTAAAACATCTCTTGTTTTTTGTTGAACAGCTAATTGCTGGTCTTGCACGCTTCCTCCTCCAACTCCACCGCCTCCGCCAATAGCTGCCAAACTAGAGACACCTGCCTTACCTGTGGTTTTATCCTTTTCGGCATCTTTTGCCAATTTTACGGCTTCTTGTGCGCGCGCGTCTCTCTCCTTCTTTTCAAAGTCGCTTCGCATTTTATCACCTTTTTGACCAGCTTTTGCTTCAGCAACTGCATTTTCTGATTCCTTTGCTTCCTCTGCTCGACCACCAGCTTCCAATGCATTGTTTTGCATTGTCTCTTTTTCCTGTGCAATAACTGCATTTATTTGTGTTTGCTTATCTTGCTCAGTAATATTTTTTCCTCTAATTGCTAATATGGCGTCAGTAATTCTTTCCGCCATTTCCTTTAGGCTATTATCCCTAGATGCGTCTCTAGCACTTTTGTTTGCTTGCATTTCGGAAATGTCACCTTTTATTACCCCTGCTCGCGCATCTACATCTGCTATCCTTGCTTTGTTCTCAGTCTTCTCCTCATCAGTAGTTAAAAATGGTTGTACAGATATAAGGTCTGCTTTCTCTTCGTTTAATTGATTTAAAGCTACTTGCTGTTTTTGGATTTCTAATTTTTGAGCTTCTAGCTCATTTGTTTTTTGAAGTTCTACTTGATATGCAATTTCTTTTACAATTTGTTCAGCATTTTTGGAAACAGTTGCTTTTTCTGCTGTTTCCTGAAACTCTTCAGCATTTTTATCTGCTTCTAAATCTTCTCTTCTTTTTCTAAATATTGCCTTGCCTGCTTCCATTAATTGAATTTCAAGCTGTACTCTTTGCGCGTCAGTAGAATTTGCTATATCCTCAGGAGTAATATCCTTTAATGTTCTTCTACCTCCTATTTTATTCTCTCCTTGGATTTCAGTATTCATTATTCCAGTGCCTTGAAACATTTGTTGAAATGCTGCAAATAACCGAACAGTACTTCTTTCGCTCTCACCATCCGCATTACCACCTACTTTTATACCAGATACACCTTTTCTTCTTTCTAATGCATTTTCTATATCACGTGATAAACCAGATATTGTAGCTTCAAGCCCTTCTATGGTTTCTGGGTCTTGGGTGTTTATTTTTTGGTCTTGCAGTTCAAGTCTTTTTTGCTCCAAGCCTGTTATTTCGGCATCAATATTACCCAACTTTTCATTAAGTCGGTTAGTATATTCCATTGAAATTTTCTTAAAGGCTTCTGATATTTTATCTATATTTTGGTCAAATCCTCCTGAGCTTATGGAGAAATTTTCACCTAGGAAACCTCCAGAAAATTCAGCTAAAGCATTTATATTCCTTTGGTCGCCTTTATCTGATTGCAATCTATTTCCAAGAATATCAGTCCCAACTCTAGACTCTTCCGCAAAATTTGAGTTCAAGTCACGTCTTGCCCTTGCACGTTCACGCAACTCTTTTTGTTTACCCATATTTTCTAGTTGAGAATCAAAATTGTCTGTTGATTCGCCTGCAGCGGCTGCATCGTTTGCCTTTCTCGCTATTTCTTCAGCCCTTAATGCTTCATTAAGTTCAACCTGAAGGTCTAGTAAATTTTGAGTTGTTTTAATAGCCTTAAGCATTCCCTCACTAGTGTCAGTATCTTCTTTTGTTATTGTTGTAATGCCAGCTTCGCTTAACTCTTCTCGCAGTTTCTTTACGCGCTCTAATACATCAATCGCATCTTCTGGTTTATCTAGAGCTATTTTCATTCTTAACTCCTGCAGCTCTTCACTTTTTCCTGCTAATAGCCCAAGTTGGTCTGATGATAATTCTGCTCTAGCTCTAGTTTCTCTATCTCCTCTATCCACCCCTGTTACATTATCGGAAAAATTGAGCAAACGCCTTTTCCCTTCTGCTCTATTTAATGCATTTCTTGCTCTTTGCTTTGTTTTGTCATCTGCGTCTGGGTCATCAAGGGTTTTTCGTAAATCAGATTTAGCTTTCGCTACTTCTTGGTCAGCCTCTCTAGTTTCTCTTTTTCTTTCTTCGTCATTTAAGTCGGCTATGGATAGGCGTAATTGGTCTACAATATTTTTCTGCCTAAGGTAATTATTTATAGTTTCTTCACCTTCGGCTATGGAATTATATTTTCTTGTTGCTTCCGCTAAAGCATCAACTGCACTTTTTAATTTTACGGCAGCTACTTGTTGTTTAACGTAACCTTCCATTCCTTCTAGAGTGGATTTCTTCTCCTCCAGTTTTGAAATAACTTCATTTATTTCTACTTTTTGAGCTTGTAGGGCTGATACCGCACCATCGTCTCCTTGCGAATTAGCAAGGCTTATTGCATCTTCCAAATTTTCTGCGGTACGCGCGGCTTTATGTAGCTCTTCATCAACTAAACCAAGCAAAGCATGATATTCCATCAAGTTGCTTACATCTTTGATTGCTTTAATTTCTACGCCTTGAAACCTTTTTACTCCATCATCTGACTTTTCTGTGTATTTACCTCTTTCATTTTTTTCTATGTCTATGGCAAATTCCGCTTTATCTAGATTTCTTTTTAATGCTTCTACTTCATCAGTTAGTTGCTGAACTGCTCTTTGAGCTGCCATCGCTCCATCTTCTGCGGATGAACCAAAGAAATCCCATGCTAATACAATCATGTCTATTATTACCATTAGGACTACCAATGGGCCTAGTATTGAACCAATAATATACTTCAAGGCCTGTATTGCTGTTCTTAATCCTGTGACAGCTATTGCCGCACCTCTGGTGGCAATGCTAAATGATTTCATTCCTAAGCTAGCTAAAGTAGTTTGAATTCGATTCGTTCCAAGAGACATATTGCCTCTTTGGATACTACTTCTTAATTTTGTAAATGAACCACCAAGTAAAGTGTTAGCTATTCTCAGTTGAGTTTTTGATATTCTTAACTTAAGAAGTGACATACGAGAAGTAGCAACAGCGCTAACATTCTTTTTGATTGTAGCAGTAGTTACTGCTATAGAGCCTGAGAGCTTTTTTGAAGATAAACCAGCAGTTGCCGCTCTTGCCGAAAATACACCTAATTGACCAACCGCTGTTAGTATTTGCAGTGAGAATGCTCCTATTGGCTTTAACATTCCAATTATTCCAGCGGAAAAAGAAATGAGTTTTATGCTTATGAAAGCAATAGCCACTTTTGCTAAAGTTTCTGCTAGTCTAGTAGCAGACTCTATAAAAGTCTGAACTTTTTGATAAGTTTCAGATACTTGTTCACCCCACCCAGTTACTGAATCATCTTCAAATATTGCAAGTTTTCCAGATACTTGGTTTAAAACTCCCGAAACTAGCTCAAGGGCTTCCCTTATTGTATTTGATACTTCTCCAGTTTGAAATAAAGTTTGAAAGAAATCCTCATACGCAGACTGAACTTTCTTTAATTGACCATACAATGTATTGCCCATTACATCAGCCATTTCCTGCGCTCTGCCTGAGTTGTTAGCCATCTCGTTTGTTAGAGACCTTACTTTTTCTCTGCCTTGCATCAAAATATTGAATGCATTTGCAGCTCTAGCCCCAAACATGGCACTTACTTGCGTGGCAGTCACGCTAGTCTGTGCGAATCGCTCTAATATTTGCTGTAAAGAATTAACCTCAGGATTTATTTCCGCAAAAGTTATGCCTAGGGCTGCCATTCCCTGTCTCATAGCCGCTGATTGACCAGCAATTCTAATAAATACTTGCCTCAATCCCGTACCAGCCATACTTGCTTGCATGCCTGCGTCAGATAGCACACCAATAGCAGCGGATGTCTCCTGTAAGGATATTCCATAAGAACTTGCAGATGCAGAAACATATTTCATTGCATCGCCTAACTGCACAACGCTTGTATTTGACCTAGATGCTACTGTGGCTAAATCATCAACTACATCATTTAAGCCTTCTGCGTTTATTCTGAATGCAGTTAAAATATTAGATGCAATGTCTGCAGCCGTTCCTAAATCCATAGCTCCAGCTTGCGCCAAATTTAAAGTTGCTCTTAAGGATTTCGTTGCTTGCCCAGCAGAGAATCCTGCCATTGCAAGGAATTTCAATCCTTCAGCCGCTTGTGATGCTGTAAACATAGTGGTAGCACCAAGCTTTTGAGCTTCTGCTCGCATTATTGCAAATTGAGAAGTTGTGGCTCTAGTAATTGCCAGAACTTCACCCATAGCTTTTTCGAATCTTACTACAGTATGAGCGGCAGTTCTCATCAGGACAATAGTAGTTCCGACTCCAGCCATTGCGGTTACTAATCTACTAAATGTTGACCTGAGGGAAATCGCCCTATTCCTCATGGCTTGCAATTGCCTAGATACTCTTCTGGCATTTTGCGCGGCAATTAAAGACTTCCTGTTCCACGGGTCAAGAGATGTACCACTATCTCTTCTTATTCCCCGAAGGTCATTGGAAATCTTCCTGAATACAGACCTCAGGTTAGCGTCCTCGCCCTTGAACTGTACTACATGTTTAGTGCTTGCCATTTTAATCCATTTTTGAAAGTGCGTCTAGCATTGCTCCCCCTGAGCCTGCAATCCCCATATTATTATCTTCATATATTGATTTAGTGTCAATTCCGTTGACACGATAGGAATAATGTTCCCACGCATAAACTACGATTAATGGCATCTCCCAAAATATTTCCTGAGCCTTTATTCCACTTTCTTTCGCCACAGTGCCGAGTAGCGAAATCATAAATGGAGGCTCTACTTGTTTTTTGATTTAGCGTTATGTTTTTTTGCTTCTTCACTTGGTATAGCTTCCACCTTAGTAGATGTGGCATCTGACATCATTGTTGTCATGCAGTCTACTAACTCCTGCATATCACTTATTCCTAGGCGCTCTCCAAGCTCTAAGGCTTTTGCTGTCACATTTGCCTTATCATCCAATTCAGAAGTTAACGTAGCCGCCCTAACAATTGCTTGGTCTTCGGATTGAACCCAAAGGAATATCAATGCTTCCATTACATGATTACCGTTTTCCTCTCCAGTAATTAAAGATGAGCCTAGTTTTTCCAATATGGCTAAACTTGATAGCGTTACTGGTCTAAGTTTTACACCTTTAAAAACAGTGCCACCGCCCAATAATGCATCCTTTACATTCTTGTCATTCTTTTTAGCTCCTGCTGATGCAATCTCAAGAATTTCCTCTAGTTCTTCTTCTTCGCTATTTGTATTTTTATCTTCGCTCATTTTTTATTTTTTCCGTATTTTTTTTCTAATATTTTTTGTTTTTTTGTTCCTTCTGTTACAAAAACTGTCGGGCCATCATCTAACTTGTATTCAAAAGTTCTCTTCTTGGTCTTAATGACTTCCATGAAATGCTTCCTGTTCAATATTGTAGCCATTGCAACGGCTATTGGGTCATTAGGGTTCTCCTCTATATATGCAGTCCCTCTTTTCCAATCACTTAATACTTGCTGGCAATTTATTGTCCCATCGTTATTGTGCGTCTCAAGGTTGAAGAACAAGTCTTCCTTACCATCTGCATCTACAGACCTAACTATTGGGTTACTCTTGAATGGCTTTACGCCTATAGTTAAAAGCAATACCGCTAAGTCTGTGTTCTTTGTACGAAAGAAAGAGTCACCCTTGCGAATGACTCTTTCATCTAAATTTGAAATATTTTCTTGCTCCATAAAGAAGGTTCATATGCACCACGAAAGGGTGCTGTTTAATTTAAAGTTAAGCTATATTTTCGTAAGCTACTCCCTTAAGGGTGGTTTTTACCCAATCCTCATTTGAGTACTCAATAGAGCTTTCTTCGCAGTATACTGTTCCGTTATCAACATTAACAGAAGTTAATGAAAGAACATCTCCTGCCGACTTTCTATTGTCTCCAATTCCTTCGAGACTTACTTCAGATGTTTTGTTGTAGTAAGCTATAGCTACCACACATCCTTTTGAATCTTTACCTTCAGCTTTCTCTGCTCTTTCAGTAACACTAACAGAGGTCATTGCCTTGAAGCCAGCTTCGTCAGCACCGATACCCCAGTCATCATTTCCGAATAAATTTGAAATTACATTAATTGTACATGCCATGATTGATTTCCTCTATTTTTTTAAGATTCGTTTTTAATATCGTTAGTTCCTTCGTAAGTAACACCAACTGAAAATATTTGAGTAATTGTTGATGTACCAAAACTACCTGACGCATATCTTGCCGCATTTTCTGTAATCGTGAAATTATCAGGCTCTTGCGTTAAATTTTGCTCCTGCCAATAAGCTGCATCTAAAGCAAATGTACTGCCTGCGGTGTGGTTAGTTATACATTTAAAAATTTTATTAGAGTCTTTTACGTAGTCATTTACTAGAAAATCTGTTCCCGTAGCCCATGCTTTTACTGCATTATCAATTGCATCAAATGTTGACTTAATGTCAGCAAGAGCTTTACCCATTGTTCTAATCAATGCAAATCCAACTTTACGACCATCTCCATTATTAGAGTTAGCTGTAGTTAGCTCTGCTGCGGAGAGACCACCAGTAGTAGCTGAACTTAAATCAGCAAGCGGGATAGTTATAGATTCGCTACCACTAGTAGCGTCAACTGTCGCGCTTGGGAATAAATCAGTAATTGTAATATTTTTTGTAGTTGCCATGATTTTTCAATTGTTACTTGTTAATGTTCTCTTGTCTGCACTATTTGTGTCAACTCTTATTAGAAAATTTTACTAACTGCTTGGCAAGCTTCTACTGCCGCGAGCTAATGGTTTAGGATAAAGTGTTACTATAAATTCTAGAACCCAACTTAATTCTTCTAGTTCTGTATTTTGTAAGGATGTATAAAGCGGTTCCAAGCAAGTTCCATTCAAAGTTAAGTCCTGACAGCCTTCATCATTTATTTCTATCGTATCCTTAAATCTAGCGACCCAATCCATCAGACCTAACTGCGAATCACCGTCTTCAGAATAAATTCCATTATCCATATTAAAACAAAGCAAAAAAGTAAGAGTTTGTGTTGTTTTAACTACATTTGCCGACAATGCTGTGTTCTGCTTGCTTCCTGCCATGAATGGCTCATCCTCATCGGAAAAATTCTGCAAAGTAATGTTTGGTAGCTGCTGGTCGCCTTCAACTCTTTTGAATGGGACTCTACTAAAAGTACACGGGTAGAGTTTGCCACTAGCTCCCGTTTCTCTTTTTATTCGGCTTATTATTTCCCTAAGCGGGTCTGATATATGTGGAATAGGCATATTATCCCCTTAAAAACCTTTTAGTTCCAAAAAGAAGTTCAAATCTTGCTTTAAATCTAGCTTTCGCAACATTTGTGGCATTATATAGAAGCCTATGACCTTTTACTGATTTTGCTTTCATTGCAAAAACATAATCTTTACCCCACTTCAATCCCTCGAAACTACCACGTACATACGCATCATAACCTTTTTTTCTTAGCGGTATATACAATCTTCTTTCCTTTGTTCCATTGACTGGACCTCTTCCTTCTTCGTGAACAATCCATTTTATTAAATTTTCTGAACCTACTACCCGAAGTGCATATTCAGCTTCGCCAACTCTTTGAACATCATAAGATTCTCTTAAGCTTCCAGTGTATCTTTTTTTGGTTTTTTGCTTAATATCTTTCTTGGCGGCATTCATGGCTAGCTTTGTAGCATAACCAATTTTTCTAGTTGTAGCTTTTGTTGATGCTCTAAGGAACTGTTTCTCTGTCCTTGCACTGCCTGGACTGATTATTGTTAAGGCCATCAGCAGACTACTACATTTCGTTTGTGCATATTTAGTATACTATGCGCCTCATCGGGTATCGTAAAAGTAGCTAGGCTAGTTCTAGAGCCATCTAGTGTGACTTGCTCTTTCCTATTGTTTTCCGTAAATGTACTTGCAATTAAAGTAGTGGCTCTTCTTATGCCTGAGGGAAATTGTATATCGTCTGGAATGTCTACGGATGAAGTCGCAGTAAATCCAAAAATTCCTTTTACTAACGCATTTGATGTTTTGATTTGCGAAACCTGTCCCAAGAAATCTGAGGTTTTTTCTACTGTGATTTCTATTACACTTCTGTGATTGTATTTTACTGGCTTCTGTGGGAAATCATATACATCGGAGGTTATTAAATTTCCATCAATGAATAGCTCAGTGACGCTTATTACGGGAAAAGGTAAATATATATGCTTACCTTCTATAAAATCAAGAGCTGGAACCTGATAGCCATCTGTAGTGTAATCATACTTATGGAAAAATCTTCCTGTGTATTCCTCCACATATCTAGATGCTTCAGATATAGAATTTTCTACTAAGGAAGGTGCAATGTCGTTATTTTTTATATGTAGCTGTACATCTTCCGTAGTACAATATGGATTGTATACAGCCATACAAATTAAGCTTTGTCCATTTTTTGAGTATCAAGCATTTTCTTCTGCTTGAATGACTCACTATTTTCTCTATTTTTATTTGCTTGAAAATGTGAACTCAAAACATCGGATACATTGGCGGTATCTCCACCTTTAAAGTTATTAATCAGATGCAATAGGTTTTTCTTTTTTTCTGGCCCTAGGTCGCTCTCCTTTACTAACCTTCTTGCTGATACTTTGTTTATTTTTTTTGGAATCTTCATCGTTGATAACATTTTTAGTTTTTCTTGCCTGTTTAATTGGCATGCCATTCATTAAGCCTAAATTGTATGCTAGTTCAAATATATATGCAACTAAGTTATTTTTCTTCTTGATTCTCCAGCTACCATCATCTTTGATTCCTGATTGATGCAATAGTTCTCTAACTACTTTATCCCTAACTCTTCTTGGGAACGATACTAGCGAATTTAATATAATTGGATTATTCCAATCTAATTCGAAAATTCTATTATACCAAACTGTGTCTTTCCTTACGGCAGGCGTTGGTAAATCACAATATTGAATTAATACTTTATGCCTATTTTTCCAGTTTAATAATATGTCATACTCTTTGTACTCAATTAATTCATTATTATTTAATTCTGTATTTTTTACTAATCTCATTATTTTATAAATAAAAAGAGCGCGGTCTGTTTTGTCAAGACCGCGCTCATTTTTAAAGGAATATCAGTCTTATTAACCGATGTTAGTTCCTAACACAGTGTGTGGGAAATTCGAGCCAATTGGCTTGAAGTCCCTGCGGAAGGAAGCAATAACTTGATTAACTTGAGCGATTTTGTCTTGGTCTACCTCAACGGTAAACTCACGACGTACTCCAACAACCCATGATGGAACATGAATTAATGAGCAACGAGACTTACCTCCAGCACCAGTATCAACACCAGTTGCATCACAAGTAGTTCTCATTGCCGCAGATGGAACAATATCAATTCCGAAGATTTGTGGAAGAACGCCATTCTGGATAGTTCCTTGAGCGCCATACTTCTCACTATGCATTACTTCATCTTGAATTAACAAAGTATTGTAATCCTCAATGCTGACAATTAGTGCAAGGTCTCTTGGATTTAATCCATAAGGCCCAAGTGCAGACCTAAGTGTACCAATTGCTGCAGCGGATAATACGCCACCAACAGCAACATCTTGTGCAGTGTTAGTAACCAGAGCATAGTGAACCATGCCGTCTACCGCACGTTGTGCAATATTTGCATTATTAACAGCAGGAACAACTGGAGGTCCAACTAGTGCGCCAGCAGCGTTTGCAATTGCTGTATCCATGTGTGTTACAGACGTATCACCATTGATAATTGCTTCCTCAAAAGAAGCTGCTGCGCCAGATGCAAGCTGATTAGTGATGATAGGAAGGATTGCAAGAACGCTATCCTCATCAACTTCGTATGAATACTCAGAAACTCCAACAAGCTTGAAAGTATCAAGAGTTACATTTGCAGTACCTACATTCTGCGTGCCTGTATCTGCTGGGTTAGTATATCCACCAGCAGTTGCTTCCTTTTGAAGCTTGAACTCAGGACGTGAAGTCACGACTGGAAGCTTAAATGGATTTGTTGGCATGTTGATTTCGGAACCAATCAAGCGATTTGCTACAGCAGATTCTGCATACAAGCGCTCTTGCAGTTGGCTAGAAAGGTCAACATTAACACGTGACAACTCAAGACCAGCAGTAGTACCAACAGTACCAGTTGGACCACCTTGAGTTTCAAGAGCTTTGCTCTCAAGCCTAGACATGCGTTGACGACCTCTTGCTTCAGCACTCTTAAGTGATGACTCAGGAATATCTTGATTCACATGCTTACGGCAAAGCAAGTTGTGAAGTTGTTTTTGTGCAACAGTCAATGTCTCAACTGAATCACCATATGGCATTTCAATTAATGGAGTGCTGTCTAAGGATTTTTCTTCGTGCGTCATTTTGGACTCCGTTTTAAATTCTGAAATAGCGCTCTTGAAAGCATCAACAAGACCTTCTTGACTAACTTGGTTGCCAGCGAACTTTTCGCCAAGTTTTTCAATTAATTCTTCTTGGTCGATTTCGGTAGCGTACTTTTTTACAATTTCTTCTACTTCTTCAGTATTACCAGCTTTTTTGACTTCATCAAGTATTTCTTCGCGCAAACCAAATACTTGGTCTTCTACGGCAGACTTGACAATCTCTGCTAGTTCATTTTCAGTTAGTTGGGAATCAGAAGAGACAGGTTCAAGGTTCTCAAGGTCTAAACCGCTTTTAAGGGCTTTTTCCTCAAGTTGAACCAACTCTTCACGCTGTGAAGCAGTAAGGGACTTTTTGCCCTTGAGTTCCCAGAATCGTTGCTTCTGTTTCTCGTTCATATTTTTCAGTATTTGATTGTTTATATAACTATTAGTGAAAATCTATTTGCAAATATCTTGTGTTTTAACAATGCGCGTCAACTATTTTTGTAATTTTTTCAAAAACAATTCCTCGTCCACTCCCCTGACGGAGAATAGCGCATCTGGATTCATAGGTATTGCAACAAGTGAAATCTCGTATAAATTTACTTCTTCAATGGCTTTTCCGTCTTCTCCGTAAAGAAACATTCCGCCAATACTCATTGACTTGAGATGTCCTTCAGCTACAAGAAACCTTACATTCTTGAGGTCTGGGGAATTTGATATTTTACCCTCAACATACAATCCATTTTTATCTTCATACATCTTGGTGTATGTGCCTGCAATTTCTTTTACGCTATTTTGATGGTCAATTAGCATAACTGGATTGCGCATGAAATTATTTATTGTTTTCTTAAAAGCTCCTTTTTTTAAATAATCTCCAATTCTATCTTCTTTAGTTGTTTTTTCATTAGTAGATGCATACCCCTTAAAAGTAACATCTAGATAATCAACTACTGAACCATTTTCATTTGTGACTTCTTTAAAAGATTTGGTGTCTCCGATAGGTGCTTGAGCGTTCCAGTTTCTGACGTATTTTGTTGGGCAATCAATTTCTTCCTGTAATACTTCTTCTTCAGGAATATTTATTTTTGCTCCTGTTTTATAAAACTCTCCAGATTCACTTTCATATAATAACTCAACCTCATCTGAATCAACTTGTATGCCAAAAGTTTTTTTGCCTTTGAGGTCGAAAGATATTACAGAACGCTTTTCTTCATCTTCTTTGTGGTAACTACTTTCCGATTCAGTTTCTCTTTCTAATTTAGAAACCTGACTTTTTGCCCACTTCTGCGCTCTCATTCTTGAACTTGCTGACAAATCACCACCCCACAGCAACCAAGCTACTTGACCAGCGGTCGGGTTTTCTTTTTCTCCCCTAAGATAAGCACTAGCGTCAGCAGAATTTAAATCATCTGCGTGCCTGAGAAACCATGCATTCATTCTTTTTACTTTTCCATCAGAAATAAAACCTCTAGCCATATCTCTAGCTTCGCTCTTAGTTCCGTCAGTTAGTCCACCACCTGCAAATTTAAGTAAGCTTAATCCTCTCTTTGCGTTTCTCTTGATATAAGATGGTACAGAATCTATTTTTTCAGCTTCAATGTAATCATCTTCATCCTTAGCGTCTATTTCATCTGATTTACCAAATTCAATTATATAAGAGTCTTCGGTCTCTTCGACATTCCGTACATGCTTAGTCTGCTCAATTGAAGACTTTAAGCTTTCAGACCTTTGCTTATAAACTTTTTTTTTAGAAGAATCAATTTCTTGGACTAATCTTTTAGCCCAAATAATTCCATTGGTTCCACCTACCGCATCATATAATACAGGTTCAATTGATTTGTATTTTTTGCCTGCGTGTTCTTTTTGTGATTCAAATTTAGCAATAGTCCTTAATTCATGAGAATTAAATTTTTCGCCAGATGCAAATTTTTCAGCTATTGCCCAAATAGATTCTTTGTTTCTTTCTGAATGCTCACCTTTCCAAACTAAAGCTTTTTTCGCATTTTCGACCGCTGTATCTGGATACTCTCCATAAGTTTTTTCAAGAAAGAATGATTTACTTTCCACCTTTCCGTCAATTATATCACTAATGACGTCTATCATGTTGTCTAGACCGATTTCTCCGACTACACCCCACTTTAGCATGTTAACTACTTGCTTTGCTAATGTAGGGGAAGTTTCTGATGCAATTAATGACAATCCATCACTTTTATGTAACTCAGCCCAGCGCTCTCTCCTGATGAGCCATTTATCTGTGGCTTCGCTTCTAATGCCTTTTGAGTATTCCACCCATGAATAAAAAGCATCATCAGAAATAGAACTTTCTCCAGATTCCCATATTTCGGGAAACTTTTTTCTTATTCCGTCAACCCAACCAATTGATGGAGTAGTAAATTTAGAGTGCCTTAAGTCTGGATTTTGCTTATCAAACTTAACATTTATAGTTTTTGAAATTTTTATACTCATAGCAGTAACTTTTTATTATTTTCTAATATCACAATTTAAGTCAAGTCAAGTCATCAGGGAATTCATCTTCTGTTATTTCTTTTGGATTAGAAAAATCAATATATCCAAAATTAAATTTGTCTGGTCTCAAACCTCGCCTGTGCGGGGCTGCCCAAAATCTCTCATACCCTTCATCTATTAATTTTTTTAAATCTTCGAATGACTCGTTTTTATTGTTATTTTTTTTTCTAATAGATTCGGGGAGTTGCGAATGACTCCTCATTTATTGAAAAAATCAATAACTTACAATACAAGTCAAATAAATTTCTTATTCTAATTCATCATCATCTATTTGAACTTCTTCGTAGTATTGCTTCTCTTTTAGCTTGTTCCAATTTATAGATTTATTTGTTATTTCATCAATTAAGTTTTTAGCCCATTTAATTCCTGAAGTTCCACCAAAAGCATCTAAATGAACTGCAAATTTGCTATCTTCATAAGATTTTGTTTTTTCCCTAATTAATCCAACTTTAGATGCAATTAATTTAACTTGCTCCAAGGACAAATCTTTACCATCTGCAATTCTCCTTGATATAGCCCACATTTTTAGCGTGCCACCAGTGAATCCAGATTTCTTATAAGCTAATGCTCGTTTTGCATTCTTTTTAGCCGATTTCTCATAACCTTTGTAAATTTCTTTAGTGGGGTCTATTATTACTACGCTTTTATTCTCGAAGTATACGCTGTCTGGGTCTCCTCCAAATCCTTTATCTTCTTCCTCCCTGTCTTCTTTAAGCTCTGGGTCATCAGGTAGCTGTATCTCGTTATCTTGCAACTCATTATCAAGTTCTTGGTCGCTTGGCAGTCTAAATCTCTCGGACATTAATATTGACTCAGCGCCTGCGATTTCAAGTGGTACTCTTGTGCTTTCAGTATAGTATCTGCCATGATTTTCATCATTAGATTCATCCATACCGCAAGCAACTCTATATTCGTTTAAAGTCATTGCGCCATATTTGACTAAAAGCTCATAATCTTTAGCTGCTTGCTCTACATCAATTAACCCAGAAAGTTTATAGCTTAAAGTCCAATCTTTATTGAAATTTCTAATAAAACCTGAATTGTGGTTTATTCTGCTGAATATTAGCTTCACCATTGGTAGGACAGTATGTCTCCTGAAGTTTATATATTCTTGACGAGCAGTTGCGTAATTCGATGCTTCTTTTATTCCAGCAACTGATAATGGAACTCCGTGCGCTAGGAAAATTTGCTCCGTATTTAGTTCTGATTGCTCAATAGTTTGTAGCTCTTTATTTGATAATCCTAGTTGGATATATGACCATTTTCCATTGAGCCATGCTGTTTTTCCTTGTGAGCCTGTACCTGTATATTCGGAAGCCCATTTTCTTTTAAACCTTTGAAAATCAACCTCATCTCCATCG